ATGCTCAGGCGACTATCGATCTGCTGCATGATGATGTTGCTACTGGCAAGCGTCGGCTGCAGCTCAACGCAAAGTGCCCAGCGAACAACGCCACCGGCACCAGCAGCCTGGGCGATGATGCCACCGCAGGACTTACAGCAGATGCTGAACGGGATTATTGGCGTCTCAGAAGTGGAATCTCAACCCTCACCAACCAAGTGATATACCTACAAGACTATATCAACCACATGTGCCTGAAATAGGAGGACTAATGTTGACTCAGGGTAAATTGAAAAGCCTTTTAACTTACTCCCCTGAAACGGGCATGTTTCATTGGTTGTCAGAAAAAACCAACGCTATTCAGGCCGGCGATCTTGCCGGGTGGAAAGACGAACAAGGCTATTACCGTATAACAATTGACGGTCATAACTATCGCGCTCACCGACTGGCCTGGCTTTATATGCATGGGTTCATGCCTGACATGGTGGACCACAAAAATCGCAATAGAAGCGATAATCGAGCATCAAACCTTCGACAGTGCGATGCCTCTCAGAACGCAATGAATCGAAAAATTCAGGCGAATAATAAGTCTGGCGTTCCGGGTGTCATATGGAATAAGCGCGAGAAAAAGTGGAAGGCATTCACTAAGTCCAAAGGTAAACAAATCTGCCTTGGCACCTACACAGAAAAAGATGATGCAATCCGAGCCAGAGAAAGTCATTGCCAGATTGCACATGGAGAGTTCTACGCTAGAACAATTACGGCATAAGCATTCCTTTAACCCTCAGAAGTCGTATCGAAATCGCCGGAAAGCAAATAGCCGGATTGCAGCAGTACATCATTGAGCAATGCCTCAAGTAGCCAATAGCCACGGGAAAACACAATGACAGATACCAACATTGCGCTGCTTGATGATAAGCAGGCGCTAAACCTTGAATTGTATCGGCTGGTACATCGCGACACCGCCGCAGCCAAGAAAGCCATCGCATTCGTGAATAATGATCAGTTACGCCTTGAGCTATTCAAAGATGGCATGACACTGGCTACCGCCGAGACTGGCGTAGTGGCTCGCACTGATAAAGCCATTCAGGTCGCCACCGAAGCATACGCACTATTCAATTAAAGCCGAAGGAGGCAGAACGTGATTAACCAACAATGGCCCACGTATTCAGACGCAGACGGTAATTACGTAACTGCGCTCCCAATCAAAACCGTAAACCAGGCAGTCGATGGATCAGCCAATGCAGAGTTCGATGGCGCGTATGAAGACCGCTACCTGTCGGCTCAGTTCATGGCCGTGTTCCGCCCGGTAGCAACAGGCTACCTGTTCCGCAGCCAGTACGGTGAATTGCTCTATATGTCGAAAACGGCATTCGAAGCCAAGTTCACTAAGTCGGCCGGCACTCCAACAGCATGGGGCGATGTAACCGGTAAGCCCACAACATTTGCACCAACTATCGGCACCACAGCGACAACTGCAATGGCTGGTAACAAGACCCCGACCACAACTGAACGCGGCGGTGTATTGCAACAGGCAGCAGAGGCAGCGTTAGCCGCTCAGACGGTTACCGATATCGCTACTGCGCAGACTGCAGTGAACAACATCGTTACCAAGCTTAATAGCGTCCTGACGAAGCTGAAGGCTGGCGGAGAGTTCGCATGATGAAAAATAAAGCATCTCAAGGTTATCAGGACCCATCAAAATTTCGTGAGGAATGGGACCAGATGACAGAAGACGAATAAGCCCATTACACAGCTCATTCACTGAGTGGGCTGGATAATGAGTTAAGGAGCGATAATGGCAAAAACAAAATGGCCTAAGCTGCCAAGATTTTTCGTCCCGCTGTTTCATTCCGCAAACATCTACCTTGCCCGATCGCAAGATGAGTGGCAGGCAGCATGTGCTCACCTGAATGTTGATTCCGGCGGCGTAGAAATGCTCGCTGGCGCCTGCACTCAGTATCAGAACAACGAAACAGGTGAGAACCTCTACCTCATTGGTGTATTCAATGGCGACATATCAACGCTGATTCATGAGTGCGCTCACGCAACGTTTTATTGCTGCCGTGACGTAGGGGTGACAATCGATACCGGCTCAGCAAATGAAACCTACTGCTACCTGCTCGACAGGATGTGCAGCGAGTTCATTCCCCACATCAAACAGGATTAATTATGGCAGCACCAAAGGGTAACCGATTCTGGGAGGCCCGCAGCAGTCACGGGCGCAACCCGAAATTTCAATCGGCAGATGCCCTGTGGGAAGCATGCTGTGAATACTTCAAATGGGTTGAAGATAACCCTCTCTATGAGATTAAGGCTTTTGCGTTTCAGGGGGTCGTGACTCAGGAAAGCATTCCTAAAATGCGAGCAATGACCATTACAGGCTTGTGTCTGTTCCTCGATATCGCTGATAGCACATGGCAGACATTCCGTGTCCGTGAAGATTTATCGGCAGTCACCACGCGAGCCGAAAAGATTATATACGACCAGAAGTTCTCCGGCGCTGCTGCTGACCTGTTAAACGCCAACATTATCGCCCGTGACTTGGGCCTCAAAGAGCAATCGCAAGTCGAAGACGTGACGCCTGATAAGGGAGATCGCGATAAGCGCCGCTCTCGCATTAAGGAGTTACTTAGCCGTGGTGGAAGAAGCGATCCTTGATGAGCTATCAGAAGATGAGCAGATAGAGCTGCTTGAGCTTCTGGAGGAAGAGATCACCTATAGCAGCACCCATCAGCTTTATGAGTTCAAACCATACGGTAAGCAACGAGAGTTCATTGAAGCTGGCGGAGAATATCCTGAGCGCTGCTTCATGGCCGGCAACCAGCTGGGTAAGTCATACACCGGCGGCGCGGAGGTGGCTTTCCACTTAACGGGGCGCTATCCCGGCACCGCAGGTTATCCAAGTGACGGCGCATATGGTGAGGACTGGAAAGGTAAGCGATTCATCGGGCCAGTAGTGTTCTGGGTCGGCGGAGAGACGAACGAGACCGTCACCAAAACCACGCAGAGAATTCTTTGCGGGCGCATCGAAGAGAACGATGAACCTGGCTATGGTTCGATACCTAAAGAGGACATCATCAGCTGGAAGAAATCACCATTCTTCCCGAACCTTGTCGATCACCTGCTGATTAAGCATCACAATGCTGATGGCGTGGAAGATGGCGTATCAATCTGCTACTTCAAGCCGTACTCACAAGGCCGCGCACGCTGGCAGGGTGACACCATTCATGGCGTGTGGTTTGACGAAGAACCGCCATACAGCATTTACGGTGAGGGTCTGACCCGTACAAACAAATACGGTCAGTTCTCAATGCTCACCTTCACCCCGCTGATGGGGATGTCAGATGTAGTAACCAAATTCATCAAGAATCCGAGCAAAGCGCAAAAGGTTGTCACCATGACAATCTACGACGCCGATCACTACACGGATGAGCAGAAAGAGCAGATCGTCGCGTCATACCCGGAACATGAGCGTGAAGCGCGCGCTCGCGGCATACCCACGATGGGCAGCGGGCGCATCTTCCAGATACCTGAAGAGACCGTTAAGTGCCACCCGTTCGAATGCCCTGAGCATTTCTATGTGATCAACGGCTGTGACTTTGGATGGGACCACCCACAGGCACACGTCCAGCTTTGGTGGGACAAGGACGCTGACAAGATTTATGTGGCTCACGCCTGGAAGGCCAAAGAGAAGAAAGCGATCGAAGCATGGGGGGCAATAAAGCCATGGTCCCATCGCATACCGGTAGCATGGCCTCACGATGGTCATCAGCATGAAAAGGGCGGAGGGGAGCAACTCAAAGAGCAATATGCAGACGCCGGGTTCCTGATGCTGCAAGAACATGCAACATGGCCTGACGGCGGCAATGCGGTAGAGCCGGGCATTCAGGAAATACGAGACATGATGCTCGACGGTCGATTCAAAGTGTTCAACACCTGCGAGCCATTCTTCGAAGAGTTTCGACTGTACCACCGTGACGAGAACGGCAAGATAGTCAAAATCAACGATGACATCCTTTCTGCAGTTCGTTACGCCTACATGATGCGCCGCTATGCAAGAACAGTGCGCGACATCAACAAGCCGAAAGAGCGCAAAACCCCAGCCCCGATTAGACCAGTGCACAGAGGACGATAATGGCTGATACAAACGAAAGGCTGGAAGATATCCTTTGCCGTTTTGATGCGGACTGGACAGCCAGCGATGAAGCCAGAAGGGAGGCAAAGAACGATCTGTTCTTCTCCCGCGTCTCTCAGTGGGATGACTGGCTAAACCAGTACACAACGTTGCAGTATCGCGGTCAGTTCGACGTGGTGCGCCCGGTAGTTCGTAAACTGGTTGCAGAGATGCGCCAGAACCCAATTGACGTGATGTTCCGCCCGAAGGATGGAGCCGGTCCCGAAGCTGCTGATGTGCTGATGGGGATGTATCGAACCGACATGAACCACAACACGGCGAAGATTGCCGTCAACGTTGCGGTACGCGAGCAGATTGAAGGCGGTGTTGGTGCGTGGCGCTTGTGCACTGAGTACGAAGATCAGGACCCGACCAGCAACAACCAGGTGATTCGCCGTGAGCCAATTCACAGCGCCTGCTCACACGTCATCTGGGACAGTAATAGCAAGCAGCTCGATAAAAGCGACGCTCACCACTGCACCATCATCCACTCGATGAGCAAAAACGGGTGGAAGAAGTTTGCAGAGGAGAATGACCTTGATGAAGACGAAATGCCCAGCTTCCAGAGCCCCAACGATTGGGTGTTTCCGTGGCTGACGCAGGACACTATCCACATCGCAGAGTTCTACGAAGTGGAGGAGAAGAAAGAGACCGCCTTCATCTATCAGGATCCGATGACGGGAGAGCCGGTCAGTTACTTCAAACGCGACATCAAAGACGTCA